TTGAGGAGTGTGAGTTTTGCCAAATGCAGCCGGTCTGGTCTGACGGTTGGGTTATGGTTAGAAACCCATACGCCGCTTTGTCGAAAGACACCATGATGTTGGGCTTCCCCCCTGACCAGTACACCAAGTGGCTTGGAGCTGTAGGTAAGGCTGGACATTCCCTTTATGGGGATATGCCAGTTTACCGCCAGTTCTATGGCCGCATGGTGGAAGTTTCAGCCCCCTCCAATATCCGCAATCAGTCGTGCATGGAAACTGGGTTCTTGAGGATGACCAGGGGTAGTAGACCACTCAGTGTCTCTGATGCCACGCGTCTGAGCTTTGCTCGGGCGTTTGGCATCAGCCCCTCTCTGCAGAGTGCTTTGGAGGACCATTTTAGCCAGATGGACTATATGATTGGCGACGGGATCTACTTTCCCCGGCCAGTCCTCCATAGCGACCGTTAAGATAGAATAAGTACGTTATAATATGGTTAATAAGAAGAGCAAGAGCTCTAAAAATAATAATTCGAAGAAGAAAACAATGAGTGTCAAGGTGAGCAGACGAGCCCCTAGACGCAGAAACATTCACACCCCAGCGGGTTCGTTTGCTTCTGCCACTAGGGCGCCGTTTTCCCAATTGGCTGGTGGTGTTAAGGTTCCCGACGGGTCCCCTCTCAAAACGTCCACAGTCGTCCTAACCCGTAAATTCCAAGTTCAGTCAGATGCCAACGGTGAAGTTGACCTTGTGATACTACCCTGCTTGCCGTGCTGTGCGTTTACTACGCGTAGCTGCATTTCAGGTGGTACCACATTGGCTCTCGCCAGTGAGGCTGTGACGGCTGGTTTTAAGGATACGGTGACTGTGACCAATGCTAGGGGCGTCGGCTTTGATACTGACAGTTTGTGGCTCAACTACTCACAGTTTCGTATCGCAGCAATGGGAGCGCGTTACCGAGGGTCAGCAGGTGTTTCAGTTAGTGGTGATCTTACTGCAGCAGTCCATCCATTGAAGGGGTTAGCGCCGCCATTGACGACGCTGATCCCCGCAATTGCTGGGGTTGCAGGGACAGCCGTTAGCACAAGCACTTACACTGACGCTTTTGGCCCACGCAATACCATGGCGGCTTATTTGGACAATTTGGGGTTACCAAACACGGGTTCAGGCAATGCTGGC